TATAGGGGGACCCCCTATAGGAGTTTATATTTGAACCGCCATTGACGGCTCAAGAATTGGTTTATGTATTGCAGACAGAGATAGTAGTGCTCTGGCGTGCTAGTTCGCGTTGTTCGGCTACTGCTTATGTTTTATGTGAATTTCTTGGGAATCGATTGACCCCTGAAAGTAGGGCTTTGATTGTCATTTTATTGTTATTTGTACCTTTGCTATTAAATCATAAACACCTCAAAAACATTACAAAATACAAAATCTACAAAAATATTGAATTCTCCTGGATCTTTTGGATCTAGACGTATGCGATGGGTCATCTAGTTACAGCTATAGTTCCTCTTTAGGAATGTGCCCTGGCCGGATGGTCGACAGAATTACGTAACGTTGTTTTGGCTCTGGGGACCAAGACCATCGGTAACTGATACCGATGAATTTATAAATGTTCAGTCAAGTTATGTGCATCTTAGGATTTGTAAGACCTATTTGTTTCTAGGCATTATCATGCATGGCCATCGTGTCATGTTAAAATACGCTCGCTGGTCTGGTCATCGACCCCGTTTACTACTACACCATGCGGATTCATGGAGAGTCTACCACCAACAGGTAGCGCCCTAGATGACGGGCACAAATGGCAGTAGGGTCCCCCGGGACAACTGTGTAAAACCTTCTACGCGAGAGCCGGGCGTAGTAGTATGATGGGACTTGTCCCGAGGCACCCCCAAGCACACATCATTACAATTACATCAGAGATCATCACACATTTTGCCACAACCGCAATCAACATGACGACCAACAGCATCAACAACACCAACGACCTCAGCAACATGATGAATGAGCTCAATCGAGTTTCAGCTAGTGGCTACATGCCACTTGATCTCGAGTTGCTCTCTCGCGGAGTTTTCTCCGCAGACCTCAATGTATTGCCGAATTACCTCAATGTTGATCATAAGGAGGTTTCGCCCGAAACTTTCTTCCTTGGTTTAGTGCGGTCTGGCAAGATCTCTCATGAGTTGTTATGGGCTTGCTTTTCGACGATTGGTCCGCTTAGTGATAGGCGGGCATTACTCATAGCACTGATTCGCCATTGCAAACAAGAATCTTTGCTCGAGTTCGGCTACGGCCCCGGACATGAAATGCTCTCACCATGCTCACCCCTACTGGAGTGGGCTGTTGGACGGTTAAACGTGGACGAGGCTGCCTTCCGCCAGCACTACGAACTTGTTAGCTCGTATGCTGCTGGCTGCAGGCCCGTGGCCGTTGTGATCCACAAGTCTGATGGCCGCGCTGTCAACTATGTGGATTACCCCAAGTCAATCGCGTTACTCGCTCAAGGAGCGACTAGTGTTGAAGTGAAGTTTGCCGATGACTACACCACCGGCTACTGGAGTGGTTTCTTGACCGACCTGACGACCAAGATCAAGAACTGCCCACGCATCAGCGCTGATCCTGTAGCGCGAGCACACACAATTGATTGTGCTTTTGAGCCCTTTTTGTACAAACACGCTCTCCCTATTTGCGGCCATGATACCACGGTAGCCATCAAATCTATTCTTGTGGGTATCTGGCGTGCTCGTGCCAATTGGGTTCGTGGCATGAATGAAGGTGCTGTCGAGCCCCAGTCCGGAGTGGAATCCCAAGGCTTCTCGGATTGGTTCACACTCAAGCATGTTCATGAGCACAAATTCTCTTTTGCTGACATGAAAGATGGCGCATCCGGTGCGTACAATGCTGTTGTTGGATATTTCCGATCCGACGAAGGCAGGAAGGCTGGCGTCCTCTACCTCGCTGGTATGGCCCTCTATGCCAGTATGACGCACAACAAGAACTTGATGCGATTTGTGGGCGTGATTTCTCTCGCCGCTTGCGCAATTGCGCAGGACAAATTCGGTGCTTTGGCTACCGTTGCGGCTATTGTTGGCTTCGAAGTTGCCCCTGTGGTAGCTGAGGGGTTGGATGCTTCTCGCGTCTGGACTAGTGCCAAATACGATGAACTCCGCTCGAAAATCTGGCCAGAGGAGGATGAAGCTGAATCTGAGCGGGTTGACCCACAAGGATTTGTGGAAAAGGTGCCCTCGGTAATGGCCATTGGCATGGTCATGAAGACTCTTTTTGAGGGCATCAATGACACCTCCGCCTCAATTTTGGCGACCCGGGTCTACCGTGGTATCACTGGTTTTGAGCGCGATCTCCATGGTGTTCAATCCTTCATGAACGCATTCTTCCGTATCGTCATGAGCACCGTGAACTGGTGCCTGTCGACGGTTGGTCTTAAGAAGTTTTCAACCCTAGGGATTGACCCTTTCTGGGGTGTTGAGGCCTTTTTGCGCGAGATTGATGACTTCCGCATCTCCCAGAGTAGTGATGCATGTCTTACTCCATTGGTGGAAGTCCAGTTGCGTGATTTCATGACCCGTGGTAACGAGCTGTTAGCCTCCCTTTCGAGGCTTAATCGTGATGCCACGGCGACTGGGTTGACGCAACGGGTCATCGCTGCGCAGGCTTGGATCATCAAGCAACGTTGTGACGTGGCGGCCAAGTTTAAGCGCAATTCGGGCCTCAGGCCTGTCCCTGTCATGATCACTTTGACTGGGGCACCTGGCGTTGGTAAGACCATTTTTACTCATTATCTCTGGCCCTATCTGGCTGCCGTGAATGCGACCGATGAGGAGAAGCTTGCCTATCTCAAGAACCCCGGTGCCGCAATTTACAGTCGCAACGCTGGCGAAAAGTATTTCTCTGGATATGGTAACCAGCCCATCGTTATCATCGACGAGATGGGCGCCATGCGTGAGGACCCTACGGGTGAGAACACGTGGACCCAACTGATCAATTTCATCAACATGTCCCCGGCCTGTTTGAACATGGCAGATGTTGAAAGCAAGGGCAAGATGTTCTTCAATAGCAAGTTCGTTGTTGCGACTTCTAATTTGCCCAACTTTGGTGGGGGTGTTCTGGGTGATGGCGTCCGTTGTACTGCTGCGGTCTATCGCCGTCTCAAGCTCACATTTGTATACTCGGTCAAGCCCGAGTATCGTACGGAGGACACCAAGAACGAGGTCGATCTATTCAAGGTGCGACTAGATCCGGCGAAGTTGCCAAAGGGTAAGCTCTCGTGGGATCATGTCGAGTTGTATCGCATGAAGGATCTCGCTACGGGGGCTTTGGACACTGTGCCACTCACGATCGAGGAGTTCAAGACCTTGATCCAGACTGAGTATGACACCAATCAGGTTGAGTACGAGCGCATGTCCAATGTCCAGTTGCAGGCTTTCAAGGATGCGTATGTGAACAGTGGCATGCGAATTGATGAGGAGGTCCTCAAGGCTTTAGGTATTGAGGACCCTGCAGCAGCTGAGGCTCTGTCAGTGCCCGGATCATTCCCTTCTGGGGCCTCTGATGCGGGCACGGAAAAGCCTATGGTTGAGACTGATGATGTTGCCGGCGTTCCGTGGTGGGCCTCAAGGACCGCAAAGATTGCGGCTGGTGCTGCTCTTTTCACTGCAGTTACTGCAGCCTCCTACTACGTGTATCACACGTATTTTACCACCAAGGAGGAGGAACTTGAGTTTGAGCAGCAAGGTGAGGTCTACAGTTCACGCTCCCGTGGGTCAAAAGTCAAGCTTAGCGCCAAGCGCGATGCAGACAAAGTTGAATCCCACATTGGTGGGAGGGCCCTAGAGGAGGTTGTTGGTGCAATTGCCAGGACACACCTATTTGAAATGTTCTTAGATCTTGATGGTGAACGCACGCGCATCGGGACGATTTTTGCGCCGTACGAGCGCATGGCTATCATGCCTGATCATTTCCGCGCCTGCATTTGCAATCTCGTGAAGGGCATCAACGGCTCTGATCAGAGGGATGAGGGTTATGTTCGATTTGAGGGCATCCCTTACACCAACCCCACGACGGGTGAGCTTTCACAGAAGAAGTTCTCCATGCACATTAAGGCTTTTGCCCTTGATGAGAACTGCTACCGTGTCGGTGCGGACTGGAATGATGACATTGTTGCTGTTCGCGTGCCTTCAATGATAGTCAAATCCGCCATGCGCAGGATCACGTTTGCTGAAGACCTCAAAGAGGGTGCGCCCTTCAATGGTGTCTATGTCTCAGTTAGCAAGGCTGGACGTGACACACGTGACCTCGAGGCTGTGGTCAGGGATGATCTCAAGATCACCACCGAGGGGGACCAAATGGCCCGGCTCCACCTGGAGTACAAGGGCAAGTTCCAGCGTGGTGATTGTGGCGGTGTCATCCTTGATACACGCAACCAGGGATTTATCCTAGGGATGCACGTGGCTGGAAAGTCAAATCTCGGCAAGGGCTTTGCGGCAGTGATGTCGCGCCGCCGGTTCGAAGAGGCACGCGACACTTTCAACCGCGGTTCCTTCAAAGACTCCACAATTGAGGATGCGCATGAAGTGCAACGCGAGCGTGTGGACAGCCATGGTGACTTTGTCACTCGATTTGGCGACCACAGCGAGTTGAAAGTCAAGGTGGGGACTCAAGCGTCATCCACTCAACTCTGTGAATCACCCGTGTATGGTGCTTTGCCAATTGCACCGCGCACTGCACCCGCCATGCTTTCGCCAAAGCGTGGTATTGACCCCATGGACAATGCCCTTTGGGGCTACGGCCAGGGTGGTGCTTGGGTTCCTGAAGACATCTTCGATTTGGCAACACATGCGATGGTGGCCAAGGTGGCCCGCAATTCACGCGCTCCCCCCCCGGGGACCAACTTTGTCGCCTCTTTCGAAGAGGCGGTTATGGGTATTGAAGGCAACCCAAATGCTGGCTCTCTTTCCAGGACGACGAGCCCTGGGTGGCCTTATATGCTCATGACTCCACCAGGCAAAAAGTTCAAGCAGCTTGCGTTTGGTAAGGACGAGTACGATTTCTCTTCAAAGGAGTGCTCGATTGTTAGGGGCGTCGTAGAGAACAATCTTCGCCTCATCCGTGAGGGAAAGAGGCCTTTCACCTTGTTCCGATCTTTCTTGAAAGACGAAAAGAGGCCCCTTGCCAAGGTTGAGTCTGGCAATTCGCGCCTCATCTCGTCGGCTCCCCTTGATGCAACTATCCTCATGCGCATGTACACCCTCACGTTCACAGCATGGATCATGGACAACCGCATCTACAACGGCTGCGCTTTGGGAGTCAATTGCCATTCGGATGAGTGGTCTATGGCAGCTCGCTATCTTGGCGAGGGTGCCGGTTACCGTATCATTTGTGGTGACTTCAAGGGGTGGGACAAGAAGCTCGGTTCCCAGCTCATGACGTCCCTGCTCCCCCTGATGGACCTCTTTTATGGGGATGGTGGATCCGAAGCTTCGGATGTCCGCCGCGCCCTCATCGATGACCTCATGCGCTCCCGTCACATTGATGGTGGCTTGGTCTACGAGTGGTCCGGTTCCAATCCATCAGGGCAGGGGCTCACCACACCTCTAAACAGTTTTGCCCAAATTGTGTTGTTTTATGCGGCCATCATCGTTATTCTGCGTGAGAATGGTTATGGTGATGAGGAGATTTTCCGGGCTTTGGTGTCTGGGGATCTCCGACACCTGACCTATGGCGACGACGGGGCTTGGAGTATGCGTCGCAACACGATTTTCGATGTGGTCACTGCCGAGAGACTTCATCAGGTCTTCCTGGATTTTGGTGTTCAGTACACCAGTGCCGACAAGAAAGGTATTGCACAATTTGAGACCCTGGCTGAGGCTAGCTTTCTCAAGCGCACATTCAGCAAGACTTGCCTTTTCGACAGGAACCGCTTCATGGCGCCACTCGAGCTGGCCACAATTTACGAATCCGTTCAGTGGACCCGCAAATCCGACTTCTGTCTGACCAATTGGAAAGATAATGTCGTCAACATGGCATATGAGGCTAGTGCTCATGGCGAAGAGGAGTACATTGCCTACACGCGTGCCCTGACACACGCTGGCTTGGAGAATGGGCACATGTTCGCATTTCCCCCCTTCCCCATGGCGCAGCGTCGTCTGGTTGAGTCTGAGTACCTTTTCTGATTCTCGGCTCCGTCCTTGGCAAGACATAAAAGGCCACCGCGCTTCTTGCGTGGCAACACAAAAGCCCAAAAACAAACCCAAAAACATAAAAATGAGAGGGTCTTCGGACTTCGTTGTGGGTAGCAACGCAAAGCTACCTATGCGTCGCTGTGGTAGGCGGGGCATTATCTGGCTTGACCAGAAACCAACCCCCCCCCCCATGAAAATACACACC